TAATAGGGTCTGGCTTGGCTCCTTGTAAGGAAGCGGCATGATGTTGTCACGGATGCTGCCTGATGGCACATCTACATCCTTAAACTCTCCCGGCTCTATAGGAGTGTCATCACCCTTGATGCGTAATCCACGGGACTTCAAACCCCCCGGTAAATTAGATAGCGTGCCAGCGTCTACCAACTGCCGTATTAGGGACGTTCCCGCCTTAGCGTACCCCCCTATTATATGAATCAGTCCTAGACCATAGAATCCAAATCCGGGCACATAGACGTAGTGTACGAAGTGCTGGCGTTTGAGCATGAAAGCATCATCGGGATTCCAGTTACGTCTTATACCTAAGACTTCACCAGAACCACGTTCTATCGTCACTACATACGGTTTTGCTATCTCTTCTTCAGAGTCATCAACACCCTCTATAACTATGTCAGCGTGGATCTCATAGACAGCGTATCTGTTGTCGTCTGTTATAGAGTAACCACCTTCTTCAGCTTTACGCTCTTCGATGTCGGTATGGTATGGCTGTGGTTCACCAAGCTCTATATCTTTGTAGAACCCAGAGGCTTGGAGTTTTTTGAGATCATTCTTAGTCTTACGCATGACGTGCGTAACACGCTCTGCGCTTTCTACATTAGATGCACCGTAAGGAACGATCACATCTTCAGCGGGTATGTATACCGCTACCTGTCTGCCTATGTTTGGATCGTAGTAAACCTTCTTAAATGCACTACCTGCCAAACCAAGGCTATATAACAGACGTTCATGTTCGGGCCTGTACTCCACCATGCGCTCGGTAAGCTCGTAGTTCATATCGGCTTTTACGCGCTGTGCAGCTTCTTCTTTTTCTTTTGTATCTTCCCCAAGAATCTTAACTTTGACCGGGCCAGCCGCAGGGAATGTCTCGGACATGGTTTCTGCTTGGAAGCGTATGGCTGCTTCAGCGAGCACTGTAGAGTACACTCCACAAGCGCCATCCCACGGTTCCACTCGCTCTTCGTACTGGAACCCTAGAACATCCAACCCTTTCACAAACGTATCTGCCCAATCTTTACGACTAGATATGTCCGCGTCCACAGCGCCCATCAGGTCACTGGAAATCTTACTTAAAACATCTTCATCTAGAACGTCGGCTAAGTTGGCATCAAAAGGAATAGTGTCGCCTACGTCAGCGTTGGGGATAAGTGTTATCTCTACAGAGCCGTCATCCAGAGTAACCATATCTGGATTTACTATTTCTATCTCCAAGGATTCTTCCGGCATATCTGCTTCCAGACCTGCGGGGGCTGCGTATAGTCCTTTATCTACTGCCATAAATATCCCCTAGTAATAGCCGCTTCCACGCCGCTTAAAGTACCGCTGTTCCTCTGGCTCATCTGTCGGTAGCCGTATAAATCCGCCTTGCCTAAATCGCATAAGTGCCATAACTGTTGAGTCAACCAAGTCATCATGGCTCATAAACGGGAATCCGGCAATCTCTTCAACTACTTCTTCTGCCCACCTCGTAGGCGGAATCCACACCAAACCAGACGCTACAATATCAGATACTGAGTTTAGTCGTGCAAGTTTATCACCCGATCCTCTATGTGGGGTGTACTCCGATACGGGTAGCCCCATACGCCGCATCTCTTGGTACAGCGCAGTACCCGAGGACTTCTTTTCCACAATAAATGCGTCCGGTTCCCACTCAGCGTACTCTTCCATCGCTAAATCTTTTAGCTCTGGGAACTCCATGCGCTTCTTGATGCTATTTAATAGGATGATATTGAAGGCTTCAGTTTCTTCATTAAGAAACACACCCCACGTAGTGAGTGCTGTAAAGTCCGCTCGGTTATGTGCTTCTGCGGCTGCGTCCAGTGACATGATTATGTACTCACAAGAGGGTGGCGGGCCTTGCTCCCATAGTTGCCACCACTCGCGTTTGACCAACGCGGCTTCTTCTGCGGTGGGTTCTTGCTGATACTGTGCATTCCACTGGAAAGTAGGCATAGATGCCTTGGTACGGAGCAGTGCTTCTAGATCAAAGAACTCAGGCCATAGCGGTTTCTGTATGGGTTCGCCCGTTTCTTCGTCATCTACATCTAATAAAGCAGGAAACTCCACGATTTCATACTGGTCTGCCCGCTCATTCTGCGTCATATCCTTAGTTACACGCCCAGTTAGGTCATCCATGTGCCATCTGGTCTGAATTATAGCTACACGACCACCCGGCATAAGACGAGTACGAGCACCAAATGTGAACCAATCGTATGCTTTGGAAAATGTCTCAAAATTACCGTTGATTACGTCCTGTTCTGAGTGCGGATCGTCCACTAATAGTAAATCTGCGCCCCGTCCTGCGATGGATGAGCCAATACCACAGGCGTAATACTCTCCACCTGTGTTTGTATTCCACCTACCGGCTGATTTTGAGTCACTTGCTAGCTGTACCGTAGGAAAAATAGCCCCATACTCGTCAGCGGTTATCATATTCCGTACTTTTCGCCCAAAATCCACCGCCAAGTCGGTGGTATGGGACACCATCATCACCTTTTTGTTGGGATTCCGCCCCAGAAACCACGCTGGGTACATAATAGACACAAGATTAGACTTGCCGTGACGTGGCGGGATGTTCACACAGATGCGATCTTTATTGCCTTGCTCAATATCCATGAGCATATCGGCCAAAATGCGGTGATGTTTGCCCACAATGAAGTCAGGCTGCATCCGTTTGCAAAATTCTATGAGGTCATTGTACGCCGCAACGTTCAATCTACGCTGCGCTAGCTCGTCTACTATACGATCTATTTCGACAATCTCTTCTGGTGTGTACTTATCGAGGTTATCCAACATCTGCTGGACTTCCTCTTCAGTAAAATCCAGTGCTGGTTCAGTCATCGTAGTCGTCGTCACCCAACTCTGCGGTTACATCCAGTAGATTACCGTCAAATTCAACGGGTGTAGTGTACTCAGCGTCCTCAATGTCTGTTGTAGAAATTATCTTCTCAAGTTTTCCACGTAACTTATTACGCAAATCTTCAGTAGATTGGTGTGTTATGGTCACCTGAGACTTCTCTGCGAACAATCCTACGTCAGAGATCTTACCTAAAAGCTCCAGCGCACGGATACGTACACGCGGATCTGCGTTTTCTGACTCTATCAACAGCTTATTTGTAACTAGATGCCGTATCTGCGTGGCATTTTCCGCTACTGAGTGCCCAAACTCTTTCAATATAGTGTCTGTAAGCACTAGAGATGCGGGGGTCAGGGCTGCGGCCCGCTTAGTTGTTACTTTTTTGGACGTTTTATCGGGATCATCTGCATACGCCACTGCAAGTTTTGCAGCAACGTCCTGATCTTCTGAAGTGGGAGTGATGTCCAACCCCTCTTCTGCCAGCTCCATAGCAGTGTTACACGCTGCTTCAGCCCTGTCTTTCAAATCCATATTAGATAAATCTTCTGACAAAGGTACGCCTATCTCTGGTTTGAGTAGCATCGCCATAATAACTTATAAGTAAAACTCTACCGCCAGAATCGCCAGACTACCGTAAATAACTGGCGAGCGCAAAACAAGCTATGGCAAGGAGTTGCCGTTGTCCCGCCAGAACCGCCAGTGTTTTCCAAAAAGTTGGCAATTTATGAAAGCTGTCATTTGTTACAAGTAAAAGTCCAAAAAGTCCAAAAAGACCAAAACGACAAAACTGAAAATAAAATACATATAACGTGTCATAAGGAGGTTGGGACTCCAAAGGGGGGTGTTTCCATATATTAGGGGGGTGGGGGTGCCGAACTGAGAAAAAACCGATTTGTTCGTGGAAATTAGTAATATATAGACGTGTGTACATGCGCGTAGCACAGCGGCCCATAGGGGAGGGGTGGGTGTTTGTTATAAGTACTTATAACGAAAGTTGCATATAACGTGTTATGTGCTATTATGTGTCTGTGGTTAATACCACATTCTTTTAATCAGTCTACATGGAGTAAGACAAATGACTAGACCAAACCAAGTCCAAATGAACGAAGCAACAGCGACCGCTGAGCAGCGCGACATCCTCAAAAAATGGGGAAAGAATCGTAAACAAGGCGGCACGCTGGTTCAGCGCTTTATTGATGCCGGTGCGACCTATCGCGATTTCCGCAAAAAAGAAGATGGTTGCAATCCCGCGAACTATGATCTTTTTAAGCAAGACCTCACTAGCGTCATCTACACTAAAGATGACATGGCGTTAATGAATCGTCCGACCAAATCACTGGACGATGATGACAAAAAGGCGAAACGCGAACTGCAACAACGCGCTGGCGCATACATGGGTTTCATGTACACCGACATGAAAAAATTGCAGGTCGAGAAAACCGACACGCTGGCGAAAGCCATCGAAGAAGCATTACGCGAGAAATTGGACGCAATAAAGACCAAGGCGCAAAAGCATGAGGGCGATTGCAAAATTAACCTCAGCGATTTCACGCGAGACATCAACAGAGTTTACGAAACCTATTTCGGCAAACAGTCGTAACCTTTAACCACTAAGCAATTAAGCCGGGCACGTCCCGGCTTTTTTGTGCCTGTAATTTGTCACCTACAAATATCTAATCTGTCCGGCCCCCGGACATCAGCAATCCTGCTGATAAC